ATATGGACCGGAGAATTAGCGTAATCCACCCCAGCTTCGGAAGGTCCGAGCAGGCACTATTCTGCCATAATGCTTGGGTCATGGCTGAGACCAACTACGATGAGATCGAGTGGATCATCAGCCTATCCAGTAACGACCCTGATGTCGATGACTACTACCGGGTCTTCGATAACGAACCAGTGACTATCATCGTGGGCGATTCAACCAATATGGTGCAGGCAAGCAACGCTGCTGCTGAGCGCAGTCAGGGCGATATCTTGGTGCTGGTCTCCGATGATATGTTTCCAACGCTTGGATGGGATACCAAACTCATTGAACGCTTCGATGACTATGGCGATGAGCCAGTAGTATTGCAGGTCTTCGATGGTATCCGCAGTGACATCGTGACACTACCCATCATGAACCGACTGGCGTATGAGAAGCTTGGGTACTTGTATCATCCTGCCTACATCTCGATGTTCGCAGACAATGACCTCGCCGAAACAGCGATGAAACACGGATTCTACCGGGTGGATAAGAACTTAGAGTTTGATCATCGCCACTACACGGTAGGCAAGAGCAAGCTTGATAGGACGTACCAGAAGGAGAACTCTAAGATTGCGTGGGATCATGGGCAACGAGTGTTTGAACACCGCAAGCGCAATGGCTTCCCCATCTAAGGCACTTTGGACAATCTTCATCCTGACCATCAATGGCAGGGAGAAGTTCCTGCAACGGCTAAGAGGACTGCTTGACCCACAACTTACGCATCTCGTTGATGTTGTGGTGTTGAAGGATAATCGTGAGTTCTCGATTGGCGAGAAGCGTCAGTATGCAGTTGACAACTGTACCAGCAAATACATTGCGTTCATCGATGATGATGATATCATTGCAGGTAGTTACGTTGACAAGATTCTATACTGGTTGAAGCGTGATGCTTACGGTGTTGGCTTCAGAGGAATCATCACCACGAATGGAATGATACCATACGAGTTCATCCATAAGGCAGGACTGAGTTATTCAGAGAAGCCAGTAAGGTATGATGGTGCGATGAGGTACACAAGACCACTGAATCATCTCAACCCGGTGATGACGAGCATCGCAAAGGAGATTGGCTACAAGCCTATCAGCATGGGCGAGGACCGAGACTATTCAATGCGATTGGCTGAGTCAGGACTCGTCAAGGACGATTGCCTTGTCAATGACTATCTTTACTTCTACCAATACATAAGCAATAAGTAATGGCAACATACGATGACTACCCTCAAGCTATAAGCGATGAGGCTGAACGAGGAATCCGATTGAACGCTGAGATCAACAACCGATGCGCTACGCAGGTCGGCAAGATACGAGCGCAGCAACTGGCGAACCGGGAGACTATCACAACGGAGACGGTGAAGCGTATGTACTCATACTTGAGCAGAGCAGCCGAATACTATGAGCCGGGCGATACTACTGCGTGCGGAACGATATCATACTTGCTTTGGGGCGGTGAGCCTGCGCTAAGATGGGCAGAGAGGGTGCTGAGAGAAGAAGGGGAGATTGATTAGTATATTTGTACTATGCCATTCAAATCAAAAGCACAGAGAGCGTTTCTATACGCAAGTAATCCGAAGGTCGCAAAGGAGTTTGCCAAGAAGACATCGCCAAAGCAGATGAAGTCTCTGCCTGCTAAAGTCAAGAAGAAGAAATGAAGCTCAAGGAAAAGATAGAACGAGTGCTGAACGAGTACGATGAGTATCAGATGAGGCGTGACTTGGCTGAACTCAGTCCGGGTGAGCGACTCAAGATGCTGGCTACACTTGCTGAGTACATTACTCCCAAGATGAATCGTCAGGAGATCAAGCCGGATGACGGAACTATTAATATCAGGATTGTCCGTGACTGACATCGAGGTCAAGCTCAAGCGACTGCACTCAGGTCAGGAGAAGGTGCTTGGAGATGCGAGTCGCTACAACGTGCTGAAGATTGGCAGGCGATGGGGCAAGACCACACTTGCCGTGAATGAGTTGCTGCCACAGGTTGCGCTTGATGGCAAGCCGTGTGCGTACTATGCGCCCACCTACAAGGACCTGCATGATGTATGGCTTGAACTCAAGTACACGCTCAAGCCAATCATCGAGACGAAGAACGAACAGACCAAGCAGATGCGGCTGATCACTGGTGGTATCATTGACTTCTGGAGTATGGACGAGCCGGACTCAGGGCGAGGTCGCAAGTATGCGAGGGTGGTGATTGACGAGGCTGAGAAGGCGAAGAAGTTCAGGGAGGCGTGGACGCAGACCATCATGGCTACACTGCTGGACTTCAAAGGCGATGCTTGGATTCTCAGCACACCGAAGTTTGGCAGGACATTCTTCAAGGAACTGTTCGCAAAGGATGATACGAGTTGGTCATCGTTCAACTTATCAACTTACGATAATCCGCATATCAGTCATGAAGAGGTCGACCATCTGCGTGAGCAGTTGGATGAGCTTACATTCAGATGTGAGATACTTGCGGAAGATGTTGACCTTGCCAACAATCCATTCGCTTATGCTTTCGATGAAGCCAAGCACGTGACATCGGTCAAGTTCGACCAGCTCCATCATCTGTATCTGAGCTTCGACTTCAACGTGGACCCCATCACCTGCATTGCAGTTCAACACATCAATGGTTGCATCAACGTGGTGCAGGAGTTCGCATTACGGAATTCTGATATCTATCAGCTCTGTGACAGTATCATCGCAGCGTTCCCTAAGGCGAGCTTCATCGTCACTGGCGATGCGACTGGGGCGAATCGGTCAGCGTTGACAAGTGGCAACACCGGGTACTATGATGTGGTATCTACTCGCTTGCATCTTGGTAGGGCGCAGATGCGTCAGCCATCGGTGAATCCGAGTATCAGGGATACGAGAGTGCTTGTCAACTCGCTACTTCAGAACTATGCCGTGCGGATTGATTCGTCCTGCAAGGGTCTCATCACTGACCTGAAATATGTGGAGGTGGACGAGGACGGTGATATCATCAAGGACCGAAGCACAGACATCCGCAAGGCTGACTTGCTGGACTGTTGGCGGTATTATTGTCATAGTTTTCATCGTGATTGGATTCGCTTTTTGTGATGTATATTTGTAATCATGGCAACGAGCTACAACTGCACAATCAAGATTCCAATCATTAGCACTTGGACTAACTCAGGATACTACTTGTTGAAGCAAATCACCTCAGGTTCTGGCATTGGTTATAGTAGTCTGACTGCACTGCTCGATGACATAGTAGTCACGCTTGACACTACCTACTCATCGACTACTACATACACGCAACAGTTGATAGGCACATACATATACATCACCCTGAGGATTCGTGATATGGGCATCGACCCTGCGGTGAGTGCTGATGACTTGGTTGCGTTGAGTCTGCTGGATGATGACGGTGGAATCTTCACTGGTGCATTCGAAGCCGTTGAAGTATGCAATGATTGCAGGGATGTCAACATAGCCAACTGCGATGAATTATTTGACTTGAGTGGTCTCAACGCAGAGACTGGCTACAAGCTTGTCTTCACAGACAATCAAAGCAACGTGCAGTATACATACTTCGATTCGACAAACGAAGAGGGAATCATCACGATTGACACTACATATTTTCCCGATGGCGTATTCAATCCGTACTCAACATATACAGTGAGCATCTATGATAATGCAGGCAATCCAATGGTCTTGTCAATGGATGCGGTAGAGTATGATTGCTACCGTCTCACGTTCACGCCTAACACAGTAGTATTCGACTAATGATGGACACACTCATATTCTTAATCATCAATTCGCTATTCATCAACGGACTCAAGATTGCGATGGAGGAAGGGATGATACTTGAATGGCTTGGTAAGTGGGGAGAGAAGTGGCTTGGCTACTTGTGGATGCCGTTAGGCGGATGTGTGACTTGTATGGCTTCGGTGTACTCGATACCATACTGGATTACGTTTGACTGGAACATAGCGATGCTCATCATGTATATCCCGGCACTGGCTGCGGTGAATACAATCATATACAACAAGTTCTTCAGTGAGTGAACTAAACGCATATCTCGTAGGCATCGGGTACTATCCGCTGGGGCGTTGTGCCTGCAAAGGCAAGCCGTTCAGATGGAAGAATCGTGAGGGTCATGAGGTGAAGCACTATAAGGATAACAACTGGCAGCTCATTGTCGGTGGAATAGTAAGATATGGAAAAATTGAAACTGCGATTGACGAGATTAAAGAATACTATCAGCAACTGGTGGGCGAAGCTCATCACGAAGCTGGGGCATAAGCCTATATGGCAACTGGAGGAGGGTCATGTCATTGAGCCAGCGTTCATCAGTGGTGGAGTGCAATACTATCGGCTGAAGGATTACTTCAACACCTTCTCGATGCGTGGACTGATGGCGTTACAAGTGTACGAGGAGTGGAACATGAGATTCCAGCGTGAGCATCTGGTAGCTTTCATCGAATCTATGGAGAAGGTCACCAATGACCCGAAGAGTATCAAGATTGGCGAGATCATCAAGTTGGTTGCGATGATGAAAGAAAGGATGGAGTGGATAGTACCAACGAGTGAAATCATATATAAATTTGCATCAGTAGCGTTCTTCGACAAGAATGAATCACCATATAGCTATGATCCTGAATATTGCAAGGAGAAGATAGCTCGCTGGAAGGAGGCAGCAGACATTAGCGATTTTTTTATCGTGATGCAGCTCAAGGATATGCTGCCCTTGCCAACGCTATCAGAGCAAGATTTGCGGATCTGTTTGACGGTAATAGACAAGATGGAGGAACTCCAATTGAACAAAGTGCTGGGCAAAAGCTCGCCAAGCAAAACGAAGATGGATTCATCCAGCG